GCACTGGATAGACCAGTGACTGAAAATTTTATCCTGTTTTTCAGGAAGCGAATGTTGCAGAGCAACCCCCTTTTGTGTATGGGAGGGGACGCAGGGAAGTCACGAACAAGGTTTTGAATTCAAGAGCGGTTCGTGTGCGCTCTCTTGGTAACAATGTAGGTTATCCTCTAGGCCCGGTTTAAGGTGGTTGGGCTCCGCACCATTTAGTCAGCTCTCTTACAAGTCACCGTTGCCGATCATGAGGGGCACATTGCCACTCCTCATTTGCATGCCGCCGGTAGAATAAGCACCGTTTCCGTAATCGTAAGCCAGACTACCAAGGCCGCCAGCAATAGCGCCCGTGGGTCCAGCAATCGTGAAACCGGTCCAAGCGTTAGCAGCAGCGTTGTACATGCTTTTCACAGCCTGTGGCGTGGTAAGAGACCATGTTGCAGGTTTCGCAGCGTTATTGTGGGATATAGAACGCAAAACCTTGTGATGATCACCCTCCTCAGATTGACGAGCGGGAACGAGGTCCGTGAAAGAAGTAGTCACATACTCAAAAGTAATGCTATACTGCAGAGTATATGAGGACCCAGGGGTTCCACCGCATATCATAAAACCAAGGTGGTGATTCTCAACAATCCCAGGATAGGCAAGAAGCCCGTTCTTGGCGGAGAGTTGCAGTTCAGAGTAATCGTACGGGAGATACCGCACCTCTGCAACCTCGCCTTTCCCGTACATATGAATGTGAGGGGAATCCCGGTAGGTGGAGAAATTCGCTGTAGTCGGAAGTGGCGATGAATAGGCCTGAATGATCCCAGCTTCTGAAGAGATAGAAGCGGTGGATCTGATCTTGAGGCCTGCAGCGCAGACACGAATTCCCCAGTTGGCCGGAACCTGGGTGGCGACGATCGGAGTCAACCCGTCTAGAACTGTCTCACTTTGAGTGGGACCCAAATACCCGCTGATGGAGCCATCAGACATCTTCATCCAAACTCGTGCAAACCCGGTGGCGGGTAACACAAAGTTCACGGTGTCTGAGTAGGTTGAGCATTGGGTGATAGTTCGAAAAGGGGTTGGTATCCGAACCTGCTTGAAATGGAAGGGATCATGGAGTGATTTAACCCATAAAAGTTCGGCTGCATTTAGCCGGGGTCCGCTTCCAGCAAGGACACGAGCAACTTGGCCAGGATGACTAAGGCCGCTACCGCGATTTCTATTGCGGTTATTGCGCATCCTTCTTCTATTTCCTCTTCTTTTTCTTCGAGGCCGACGCCTGACGACTCGAAGGGCGTTCCGTTCATTTGGCATTAATTTCGTCAGGGCGGGGAAGGGAGAGGACGAGAGACTGCTGATCGGTTTAGTAGAATGGCCGGCGCCAACAATCTCAGAACAAGCCATCTCTTCGCGAATTAAATCATGAGCGAAGATGGCATTGAACTCAGCTTCAAGACGCCGTTGTTGGCTTGCGATGTAGGACCTGTAAGCCCAGTTGAAGCGAAGTTCATCAGCAACTTTCTGGCTAACGCAGAGGCGGGCTGGTTTGAAACGGAGAGCAGCCCACTGCATGCTACTCGGAACGTCTGCAAGTTGAAGATATTGAAGAGTGGCGTATTCTTCCAGAGAGAGAGCGCCAGTCTTAAGACTCCGAGTGGCTATGCCAGAATTCGCTACTTTTGACGGAATGCGGTAAGCTTCGATAGTGATCCCGTCAGACACCAAATGTTTTGAGAGGAAGGTGTGGTCCTCTAGTTCGCCCACTTTGTAGGCTTTGGCAAGTTGGCCAAGTCCGCGACGGCCAGCACAATCCACGGACATGATTTCCCTAAAGACAGCAGTGTGCTGAGGGGGATTGGCTGTCCATCCGAAGACATCATCTCCGGCGCAGAAGACGAAGCCGCGAACACCCGCCTTCTCAAAAATGAACTCATTGTAGAGTATAGAGCGGAGAGTGTTAAACAAAGTCGTTCTCGTGGGGTGGCCTGAGAAGACAGTACCGCGCATCATGAATACGTCGCCTGTTTTGGTATAAGCTTTGACCTTCATCTTGGTCAGAGCAGAAATCACCTCCTCCCAGTACATGCTGGGAATATCAGTGCGGCTGAGGACGAGGTAACCGAA